TATGGTGGTACTACAAAGTATTTTCCACAAGAGAAATTTTTGTATTCTTGGTATAATATCTTTGCCTATGAGGTTTATTTTGATGGTGGATATGATACTTTAGAAGAAGCACGGAAACGACTTTGTGAGTATTGTAGAGAACCTGTTGTAGAAATCATAGATTTTAATCCTTCAAGAGATTGTAAATGACTAAAACTCAATCAGCATTAGAACGAGTTATTATTGAACTTGATAGTTGGTGTGATAATTGGACACCCACATCTTATAATGACCCTCGCATTAGTTTGAGACAGATTGCTGACCGTGCCCGTGATGTTTTAGACCCTAGGAAAAAAATGACTGACTTTCAACCAAAACCACAAACACCAGAACAAGTAGATGAAGGTCTGCGTAATGCTTTTAGACAAGCAAAGGAAGATGGTGTGATGGATGCTACTCCTTATCTGAACCAAATGACTTTTAACACAGATATTGAAAAAACAGAAGCAGAAATAAAAGTGCTTCAAAAGAAACTTGAACTCCTCAAAGAGATTGAGACACATAAATCTCAACCAAGAATGACCCTTAAAAACTCTGGGAAGTTTGAGGTTATTTCTTATAATGATAAGATTTATTATCGTCTGGAATATTCAACTGCTATTTTTTGGTATATGAGAAAAGAGGATGATAATGGTGCAATTCTCCTGAAAAAGATTGCTGATGGTGAAACTCATCGTCTGCTTGAAGGACTTTGGTTTAATGAGGTGCGAAAGGGAAATTATGTCTGAACCATTAAATCATAAATTAGACATAAGCAAAATTAAAACACTCACAGATGTGAAGAATATCTTTGAGTGTATGTGTTTGTCTTCTAATGCGAGTGAAGAACACGAAAAGTATGAACTTCTCAAAGAATACTTCACTATCTCAAATCAACCACAAGAACTCAAACTTGAACTACCACGCAAGTCATTAGAAGAAATCTCACAAGAGTTTGATGCGAAGATTGATAAGCAGATTGAGGATGTAGAGTATAAGTTCGCACAACTCAAATACTATCAAGAGTATCAGTTTAGTAAAAAGATTACCAGGATTATTGAGGATATTGAGTATGCTCGCAAGAATGGAAGTTTTCCAGCAAAATTAGATTACTCTAAACTTACTGCGACTGGTGGTAATATTACTTCCAGTTTTGTGATTAAAGAAGGTGGTAAAGAAGTCGGTTATTATACTTTTGGTAATGGATATTTGAAGTATTATATGAATAAGAAACCGACTGCGATTGTTCGGTTCTTTATGAATAAACTTTTGGGTTTTCGGTGGATAGACACTTGACGAACTGGCACAGGAGCATCCCACAGGTGCTTCTTTTGGTTGTATAATGACTTCATAAGAAACAAACTGATGCACTACGAAACTGACATCATCATTCATCAGTATTCATCTGATGGAGATTTTTATTACAAACTCAAAGTCACAGATGTAATGAATATGGATTACTACTATGAGGGTAGTGCTCTAACTCTTGATAATGTTATGGAATGTATCCAACTTCACCTCAAACAACACCAGAACTGAAATGACTGACTTCTCTCAAGAACAATTTGTTGATTTGGGTCAAACTCTTTATACGGAGTGGTTGAAAACTTGTTCTAATATGCAAAGTGCTACTGAACAGGAACGAAGAGAAATCTTTAAGTTTTGTGCTGAACTTTCATTTGAAGCAGCAGAAGAGTTTGCTAAAGTATTCCATCATCAAGAGGAGAACTGAAATGACTATCAAAACAACTGAACTTCTCAAACTCTTTTCCAAAGCAAACCAACTTGATTTAAGTGTTGAGGTTCGTGAGGACAAAGATGGTGATTATGTAATTCGTATCTATGAGATGTTCCGTCCAGAAGGATTTGATGAAAAAATGTTCATCACTCAAAAGGGTGAGAGCAACTGGAATAAGGCATCATACACTATTGATGGTATGATGGATATTCTTGATGAACAGTTGGAAGAAAAACGACAAGAAGAAATCAAAGAACAAAAACGACAAGAACTTCTTGCTCGTTTGACTGATTTTGAAAAGGACTTGCTTGGAGTAAAATGACTATCAAACGCATTCAAGTCAAAGAAACTCAAAAGTATTATGGGGACTTTGACGGAACACTTGAAGATATTATTTCCTCACTTCAATCAGAATTAGATGCTGGTTGGGCAGGTCTTGAAAGTGAATATGAATGGGATTATGGTGGTGAAAAATACATCGAATATTATCTCTACAAGCATCGGGAAGAAAATGATAAAGAGTATGAGAAACGAATGAAACAACTGGAGAAAGAGAAGGCAGAGAAAGCAAAAGCAAAAGAACGAAAACTCAAACAACTCAAGAAAGACCTTGCTAATCTAACTGAAGACGAACTCAAACAACTTGGAGTAAAATGACTGAAATTGACCCTTCTGTAATTCTTAAAGATGGTGATTGCATTTACTATCGTGGTATAAAATACCAACGAGTAGAAAAACCAAAACCTATCACACTCTATGATATTATTGCTGACTGGTGGGATGAAATCTTTATTAACAACAATCCATCAGGGCAGAATATTGAAACACTAGTAGAGCAGATTGAAGAATGGTTGCCCAAAGAACAATCTGCTGCTGGTTCTCAAAATGTTTATGTTGAGTGTACTGTAGAAGGTTTCAACGATTGTCTTACTAAAATCAAAGGTAAATTACGATGACTAACCGAAACTTCAAGAAAGAACTCTATTATTCTTCATATATGGATATGGAGAATGGAAATGATATTGAAAATATTGATTATGATGCCTTGATTGATATTATCACAGAGTTGTGTGATAGAATTGAAGAACTTGAGGCAAAACTAAATGAATGAAGATATGCCGTGGGTCAATCTCACACAAGAAGAAGTAGAAGAACTCCGCAACAAAAAATACGAATTGACTGAATATGGTAAACAAAAGTTGAAAGAACTTATGAGAAACCAAGAACCTTATCCTGATGCTATGTTTGAGGAAGCAGAACGTCGTGAAGCAGCAAACAGAGAACTTGAAAAAGAAGAATGGGAACGCAAAGAACGTAGTGATACTGTCCTGCGACGATATAATCACTTCTATAATGAAGAATGTTCTGGGATGCCTCATGGGACACCAATCACACCAGAACATATGCAAGCCATCACACTTGAATGTATGGTGGATGCTCTCATCTGTGAGAATATGAATGTGGAGTATAATGTGATTGCGATTGATGATATCAAGGATTTGATTGCACGATTGTATCAACAGAGTGATGAGTTTCTTGAACGAGTGAGAAAATTCAAAGGAGAAAAATGAACCTTACCTACCGACAACTGATTCTTTTAACAACTGCAGTCACAGTATTCTATGATGAGGTCGCAAAGACATCCACACCTGAAATGAAACAAGAACTGATGGAACTTGGTAAGATTATTCAGGAAAATGCTATGATGCGGAAACGGGCAGATGAACGACGTGAGAAGAATAATGAAACTCTGTAAAGATTGTAAGTATTATCGTAAAGATTGGTTGGGTCATCTATTTGGAATGGGGCACAGACACGATACTTGCACATCACCAAATACTTCTCAAAATCTTGTAACTGGCAATGAGAACAGATTTTGTGATATGCTGAGAGCAGAACGATGGAAAGAACTTGATTACTCTTGTGGTCCTGATGCTAGATTCTGGGAGGAAAAATGAGTAGATTTACTGAAAATCCTGATGAGATTGTACTCCAAGACATTCAAATGTTTCATCTTGAAAGTATGAATGAAAGAACTCTATGGGTGGGAGTTTACACACAAAACAATAAAACATATCACTTGAATATTCATGCAGATGGTGATAAACTGAGATACTATTGGAGTGATGAAACAATCTAAAACTCAAAGGAGAACACTAAAATGAAACTTTGCAATCTTATCTTTTTCTCACTTATTGGTGTTTGTGTTGCTGGTATGGTGTATGCTAATACTACCTCAGAAAAGACATCACAACATACATCTACCGTTTCTGGAACTTCTGGTGATTTGAATTGTTCTGGAACATCCTGTGTTGTAAAAGAAAAATGAGATTTGAAAACCCAACAAAATGGGAACTCTTCCTTGATGGTTTCCACAACATCTTGTATATTCTTGACTGTTATGATGATGGTGATGAATGGGGATACGGAGAATTTTGGGAATCATTAAGTATCGGCTGGATGCAGCAATATATTTACGACTACGATGACCCATACAATCTCACTATCAGCCCAGAACGCAAATTACGATTATCACAAGAACTACCAAAGATTATTCTATCAGAAGAAGCATACGACGAACTTGTGGAACGGTTAAATCAACCACAAAATCCTGCTGTTGTAGAAAGAATTAAAGAACTGATGAACCGTAAAGCACCTTGGGATGATAATGATGACTCCTGAAGATAAGTATGCTCTCAAAGAGTTTCTCCGTGCGGTTGGTGTTACTGCTAGTGTCTTTGTTGTTTTTGGTATAATCTTTCTTGTGATTATTAATCTTTCCACAGGTGATAAACCAATCAATGAGGCATCATTTGAAGTGGTTGATAAGTACAAAGAGTGTGACGTGGTAAGATATGCACCACATCAAGTAGCAGAATACAAATACTTCCTGTATTGTGAGAAGAACAAATGACTGATAAATCTAAAATCTTCTATAACATTTGGTGCTGTGCATATCAACGCAGAGGACTATATAAAGGTACTGATAGAGAGCATAGAGAGCATGAAACTGTGCGAATGTGTCTTGATATGAAAGACGTGAAGTTCTACCAATTTGATACAGAAAAACCGCATTACATCTAATGACTTGGACTCAATACATTTTCACTTATCTAATACCATCTTGGATTCAAACATTTAAGTGCAACTTTCGTATCTGGAAGGACTTAATGACTGGAAACTATAGTGATTATGCTCTTATGTGGTATGATGATCCTTATGAAGAGTGTTATGAATGGTTTTGGTCTTCTTTGAATATTGATGAGACACTTCCTAAAAGTTTTCTAGAACATTTGCAACAAATGGTCGATGATATAGAATCTGGTAAGGTTAAAACTTATACTCTTGATGAAGTGACTGAGGAGGAATGACCCATCGGAATGTTCGATTATATTCGTTCTTCATATAATCTAGGAGAACAGTTTACAAATGTAGAGTTACACACAAAAGATATTGAAGACCATTATAGTGGTACGATGTCACACTTCTGGATAGACCCAGCAGGTTATTTGTGGTGTGGTGATTATAATGGCACATCTGCTATGGAAATCTATGAAGAAGGTCATCCAAAGTATAATCCTGACAGGTCTTGGTTAAACTTTGAGTGGATTCCTACTGGTGTTCATGGTAAGTATAGAGTTCATCCAATCACAAAATATGTGGAGATTTATCCTGCTACTTGGGATGGACATTATGATGATTGGCCCCGTTGTCGAATCCACTTCAAGTGTGGTAAAGTGGTTGAGTATGAAACCTTCCCGAGGAATAAAAGAGTTTGATTAGTACCGAACTATTCCCCTACGAAACTTTTCCTATTCGTCTCCAGTTTGGTGAAGTTAAGAATCCCACAATATGTCACTTCCAGTGCCAAGAACACCTTGACAAATACCTAGAAAGGTATAAACTAGATAAAAGAACTACTAGGATTGATTATCGTGATGGAGAACCCGTTGTACGCAGTAAAAAACACCAGAGAAGTGTGGAGCAAAAACCTGAACCAAAAAGTGACAGAAGTTCTGGTACAGTTCGCACAAGAAAACCCAGCGTGGATTCCACTAGAAACACTACTCGCACTACAAAACGCAAGAAATGAGTATGCAAGTAACTGAACACTATGGAAACTTTTCACCTGATTGGCAGGAAGATGAAATTGAAGCACTAATGCGTCTTGTCAAGGAAGAGATAAATGATAACGGAGATAAAAGTATTGGTATGTTTTATGCTAAAATCTATGGTAAACTTATGGGAATGAAGCATGACATCAAAAACTAATCTCATTCTTGCTCTCCAACAAGTAGAAAACATCGGAAATCTTGTTCGAAAGAATAACTATGAAGCATTCTTTACTTCACATCTTTTGCCTATTAAATTTGAACTTGAACGACAAATAACACTACAAAATCATGGAAAAACAGTTAATTGATGATGCTTTCTATGTTGAGCAAAAAAAGTATGGATTGTGGCAATCACATTATCCTGATGGTGCAGGTATTATCACTTCTTTAACTGAAGAGGAGTGTGTTCGTGCGACTAGATTTATGTTGAAACTCAAACAAGAGAATAGACTAAATGAAATAGGAAGGACCTATTCTGGTACTGTAGATGGAAAACTTTAGAGCAGGAAACGACGTAAAGTTTATTGGTTGTTCAAAAGAACAAATACTGTGGGGAAATAATACAGACCCCACAGGTATTTTAATCGTTGGTGACAAATATTATGTTGAACACGTAGAAGTTCACTCACAACACACAAAGTTGACACTTCGTGGTGTTTATGGTAAATTTAACTCAGTTTGTTTCGAAAAAGTATGACAGTAAGAACGTTCGTTGATAAAAATGGTAACACTTGGGAGTGGGAAGAAACTCCTGAAGTACTTGAAGCACTAAAGAATCTCCATGAAACTAAGAATAACACCGAATCAACAACTGTGGGCTGATGTGTTCCGCTGTGCTATTCAAAGGGCTGATATTTACTTCAAAGAAAAAGACCTTGACCGACACGCAAGAGAACATACAACAGTCGTATTAGCACTTCAGAAAGGTGAAAAATTCTGGAAAGAATTGCTATGAGTGATACTGACCCCACAAGTCCTTGGTATGAATTTATTTCCTATTGTCGGTGTTGTGAGAGTTTAGGAGTTCCTATTCGTCTTCAATCCTTTATGCGTTATCAACAATATCTAAAAGAGATTGGTTTAATATGATTAACAAATTCCTAAAATGGTTTATGACACCATCACAAAAACCCATTATTGAAGATGTTGATTTGTATGCAAAGATTGTAGAACTGGAAAATCGTATTTCTAAATTGGAAGACGAAAACATCGAAACATCAAACTCTCTTTATGAACTTGGAAACTCTATTGAAGCAGTTGATGCTCGTATAGATATTCTGACGATTGAAGAATTTGCCAAAGATGTATGAATTGGACACATTTGAACAAGCTCTTGCACACTTTGGGACAAGAGTTGAAATCATTATCGCTCTTGAAATGGGTGGAAAGTTAGATGCTGAAACTGCTTACAAAAATATTAAGTACGAACTCAAAGAACTTAAAAGAATCCGCAAAAAGCACAACAAGGAAGTGTAGTAAGTGTGAACAAGAACTTCCACTTGACACAGAACACTTTCAAGTGGTAAAATACTTTAGAAGTGGGTTCTCCTACTATTGTCTTGAGTGTTCTAAACCTAAACCTAGAGATTGATTATGACTGACTTTGACTATAAAAAGTATTCTCTTGAAAATCTTGAAAATTGGTTGCATGATGCCATAACTTCTGCTGAAGCAACACCAAAAGAAATCTATGATGTCATTAAAGGTGTTGTAGATGAAGAGTATCATTATTTCAAACATCAAACTGAGCGTTGTTATGAACTTCTAGCACTTCTGAATGGTAATGATAATTTTAATCTATCTGAAGTTCTAAAAGAAAGGGAATATTATGAAGGCGTAAGTTCTGAGAATAAAATTCTTTCTTGCGATAAAGATGACCCATCTCCAGAGTGCATGAAGTCCTGGAATGACTTTTGGGAAGAGGTGGATGAAAGGCATCGTCGTGAATATAATCTTCGTGAAGCAGAATATTATAATAAAAGAGCAGAACTTGATGCTCAACAAGATAAAGTAGTGAGGTGGCAACTTCCCGTTGAAGTTGATGGTTTGAGTGGAGAGTGTTATGTTAATCTTCCCGATGACTTATTGGAAGTAGCAGGTATTCAAGAAAATGATTTGGTAGAGTGGATTGACCATAAAGATGGTAGTTTTGAATTGAGGAAAGTAAATGGCATTAAGTAAACAAACTTTAGACCATATTTTAGAAGCTGAGAGTCATCTTCGTGCTGCTATTAGAGTTGCATCAACATCAGAAAAACCTTTGGTAGTAAAACAACTCTCACAACTTCTTCTTGATATGGAACAGTGTAAAAAAATTGAAGAACTTATGGATATGTTGGAGAATCGTAAACCTGGAGATAGTGGTTCTTTTGGTTCATTTTTTAGAGATTAAGAATTGTTTCTCAATCCCAAAGACAATATTAAGAAACCGCATAACTCCCTTAAATACTGTTAGGATTTGAAGATAAACACGGGAGCAAAAGAGTATGACTCTTCCATCAAAGGGAAACAATAATCTAACAGAAGAAGAGTGGTATGAGATGACTGCACTTAAAAATGTAATCAATCAAAGACCACAAGCAGTTATACCTGAGAAGATGGAAAAGTTTACTGAATATTTGGTACGAAGTTTGAGGGAGAGGGGTGGTTGAATTAAAGTTACTCACCTCCAAAGTGGACCTATAGTGTAAGCACACAACAAAATGGCAACCCGCTCTAGAATTGGACTTGAACTTGCCGATGGTTCTATTCTGTCTGCGTATCACCACTGGGATGGTTATGAGTCTTGGTTGGGACGTATTCTGAAGACTCACTACAATAGCAAAGAACTTGCCGCAGAATTGATTGATGGTGGTGACATGAGTTCTGCTTGGACTAATGCTGGTTTCAATAATGAAACTGTTGCACAAGGTCCGTTGTATTATTCTCAGCGTGGAGATAATTGCCCTCCTCGTCTTGATGCTGACCTCTGTGAGTATCTTCTGCCTGATAATAGCGAAGAGTATGCATATGTCTTCCGTAATGGTGAATGGGTATGCTATAATATGAATCAATACGACGATACTAAACTTCCTGAAGTCGTTAAAATCCCCTCTGGAGCACTTGCTGTTTAATCTATGAAAACTTCTACTGCTATTGGCGTGATTGCTGGTGCTATTGTTCTTGTAACTGCGAGCATCTTATTTGAAGCATGGTTGCTTGGAGTTATTCTGTCTTGGTTTGGTGTATCCTTGACTTTCTGGCAGAACCTTGCTATTATTGCTCTTGCTAATTTAATCTTCAAAAACTCTGGGAGTTCTTCAAAGTGAATCTGCAATTCAATTCTCATGATTATGTTGCTCTGCTTACTGCAGTTGCAAATATTACTCAAGATAAGGAAAAGTATGAAAACAAACATCCTTATTGGAACGAACTTGTAGATATTCAAAAAAAGATTGAGTATTTCTTGCTTGAGGTAAATGTCTAAGAAGTATGTGTTCGCTGGATTGATTGGTTTTGCTGTCATTCTTGGATGGAATGTCTTTCTAATTCAGCGTGATGAGAAACTTTATGATTCTTACTATCGTGCAAAAGCGATAGAGAATCTAAATAAACCACCATCTACTGAGATTAGGTGATTTATTTTCTCATTATTTCTATAGCATTTGGGTGGTGTTTTACTGTCCTATTCTCCAAACACTTCGATTACTTAGATGAGAGCAAATCAAATGATTCCGAAAAACATCCGAGACCTCATTAAAAAGGCAGAAATGAACAAAGTAGCAGAAGAGTTCTGGAAAGAAGTTGAAGCTGAGGCAGCAAAACTTGAGGTGACTGTTGACTACTACCTTGCAGAGTTCTATTGATGTAATGAGAAAACTTATCTCTGCATTTGCATTAGTTGGTATTTTACTTCCAACTACAACAAATGCCCAACAGATCACAAATTTTCCTGTATGTACAAATTACCAAGAGAATTATTTCCGTGGCGGTTATGATGCTTTTGGTAATTATGTTCAAGGAGGTGTCACAACCAATTCTAATAACTTCAATTGTGTGACTAAACAACAATATCCTTCGCAGGGATATGCTGTAAGTAGTCCAGCACCATACTATAATGCTCCGACATATAATGGGTATTATGGTTATCAAAGAGCATACCCATATGGTCCTTATGGGTATAATCGTGCAAATCCTTTTTGCAACTCTGGTCGCACAATTCTTGGAGCAACTCTTGGTGGTAGTTTAGGTGCTGCGTTCTCACATAAGAGAAGCACCCGTCGTTGGGCAGTTCCTTTGGGTGCAGCAATCGGTGGACTTGCATACAGTTGCTAATTGACAAATCAACCCATTAACATTAAACTTGAGAGGTAATTTACAAATACAAATGGCACAAAAGTTTCTCTATATCGTAGATCATTACATTCCTTTTCCATCTAGTGAATATGGTGGTATTTGGAATGTTGTCGCAGAACACGATGATGAATGTTTTGATTTGATTTCTGCCGAAGATGCGGATGATTTCTATGATGAACACTACAAAGTTCTTCGTGAAAACATTCTGAACGCACGAAGGTTTGCTCTTGCTGAAGATGTAGAATCTGCTATTGTTGAGGAGTTTACTACCTGATTATGACACACCACGTTGCCCATATGGACAAAATGCTGTTTGATTTGAAACAGCAATATCAAGCACAAATCAGTCGTCTTCAGAATAAAATCAGCGAACAAGAGCAAGAGATTGCTAAACTCAAAACTCTAATTTCTCTTCTTTCTATTGAACGTGAATATGATTGCTGAGTTTCCTCACAAAGCACCTAAAGATTATAGCTATGAGTTTGAAGAGTTTAAGCGGGGTGTCGTTGCTATTTGGTTACGCTGTCATCGCAAGTTTGACTACAATAATGGTGCTTCGACCAGAACAATTTGGGGATTTTACAAACCCAAAACCAGGGAATACTTTGCCCCAGTCAATAGTAAGACCATCGGTGCTTGTGTAAATATTCGGGACACGCGAAATTATACCGCGATGCCTCTGAAACTTACTCCTTTAGAAGCAGCATTTGTATGAACTACGAACCGCAAGTCAACGATTATGTAGAATGGTCAAAAGGTGTTGAAGGTTGGGTTTATTTCAAAGACAAAGAATATATCACTATAGAATATAATGTTAGACCAAAAGATGAAGTCAATCTAGTCTGTTGTCCCATTCACAGAAATGAACGATTGCTTGTGATTTGTTATGCTGAACAATGGAAAGAATTAAAATACATCAAGTCACGAACATCAATCTATGAAAAAACCGAAAAGTGTATGGCGATTGCTTGCTAAGGCACTTGGAGAAAAAGCAAGTAAATGTGATAAAGAAGCAGATAAAGTAGCACTCATTCGCTTATTGATTACTTCGCAAATTCTTATCACAAACTGTTTCATCATCTATGGTGTCATAAGAGTGAATCATTTTCCGATAGATAAACAACAAAAGATTGAAGTTGTGATTGATGCTTCAACTCTCCCAGATTATCAAACACCAGAACCAAGAAAGAGTAACAAACCTTTTGAGTTTGAATAAATATTTCAAAAAACAAAAAGATGTTGACATTTAGAGAGTTCTACGAAATCTGCGAAGGTAAGAAACCTGATACTCCACCACATGCAGTTGCAGGAACTGTCAATAGAGATTCAAGTGGTACTTTAACTTATACTCTTCAATCTTATGATGGACCAAAGGGTAAACCATCAAAAAAAGAAATTGAGAAAAAAGTATTGAATCAAAGTGGTGGAAAGAAAGTAGAAAAACATGCTAAGAAAGTAGCAAAAACAATCAATAAAATTAAAGAGGATATTGAGCAGCGAAGACAAGAACTTCGCCAAAAACAATTGAAGCAAATGGCAACACATAAGCAAAATGTTGCTAATTATCATACATCCCAAAGAGATAGGCAAATAGCAGCACAAGAAAGGGAACAATTAAAGAAAGAAATTAAAAGAGAGTTGCAATCAGAACAAACTCCAACTATGCAACCAAGTGATTATAATAAACAAATCGCAAAACAATCTTTGCGTTGGAAAGGTATGCAAATTCGTCAGGCACATGGGGAGATGGAGCATGAAGCAGGTGCAGAATTGTCAGCAAAGAAAGCAAGATTGAAGGCAATAATGTCCAGGTAATAAAGTTACTCACCTCTAAAGTGGACCTATAATGTAAGCATGAATGATTTTATGGACTGCTTCGATGATCTGCAAATTGAAGAACTTGAAAACTTTGATTTTGTTGGTGAAGATTTGATTGATCTTATCGAAGATGATAAGTTCAATATGAATGATTACCTTAACGGAAACTATGACTACTGAGTGACAGTTTAGAAACTGACCACTAAATCACCCACATAGACTCACAATCCTTTATCATACTCAAATGACTGAAAACATCCCTAACGTTCTGCACCACATTCGTGAAATGAAAGATACTTGGCGTCGTCAAGATTTCACATTCACTAAGCAACAGCAGGAAGAATATGACCTCTTGATTGCTACTCGCCGCGAACGTGTTAAGCAGCATTATGCTGAGGGACGAGTATTCAAAGGTTCTTACAAAGCAAAGGAAGATGACATCTAAATACTAGAAAGTAGTGTTTAGATAGTCAAATGAAATCATTTCAGGAGTTTATGTCTCTTTGCGAAGAAGTTGAAGACAAGTCAAAACGTCTTGGATTTGCTGCGACGATTAAAACTGCTCAAGCGGGTGGTAGAGTTCGTCCAAAACGCAAAAAGACTGCTCCTGAAAGACGCCGTATGAAAGCGGTTGGTGGTGGTAAAATGGAACCAGCTAAAGAATACAAACCACGCACAGATATTGGACAACAACGTGCTGCATCTACTAGAGAACAGCAACCTGAACAAGAGAGAGGTTCTGCTAGAGAAAGACAATTAGCAGCAGCAAAAGAAGAAAGAAGAAAAGCAGCACAAGCAAGAATTGCTGCAAAGAAAGCAGGACAAAAACCTGCAGCAGCACAACCATCTCAAGCAGAAGTTAAGAAGACTGCATCTAAACTTCTTTCTGCAAAGAAACCAGCAGAGAAACCATCAACACCAGCAAAACCACGCAGAAAATGGGAACATGAAGGTGGTGGTGGAATGACACGCCAAGAAAGAGATAGAGCAAGAAATGCTGAGAAAACAGCAGCAGCACAAAAGACAAAGAAAAGTGCTACTGAGATTCTTGCACAAATGCGTAGAGAATATGAAGAAGGTGGTGGAAAGTGGAGTAATGCTGTTGCAGTTCGTATGAGAGCAAAAGCAAAAGCAGCAGCAGCAGCAAGTTGAGGGCAATTAAAGTTACTCACCTCCAAAGTGGACCTGTAGTATAAGAACTGAACCAAATTATGAAAGTTTCCGAGAAACCCCAAATCATCAACGGTATGGAACACATGGTTACTACTGTTGATGGTTTGGATAGAGTGGAAATTAACAACAAACTTCATCATCTTGGTGATCAAATTATGAAACTCAAAGCTGAACAAAACCACCTTTTTCAGATGAGAGATATGATTGATCGCCAGAATGAACTGAGCGAAATGAATGACTTATTTGACGAAATGTTCGGAGGTTGATTAACTTCAACTAGCACCCTTCTAGAATCTCCTAGAAGGGTGCTATTCCTATCTTTAGATACCAAACCACTTGGAACTGTGAATTACATTCAAATCCCTGATTATGTTTTTGATAACATCATCAATAACCTGCAGAGAGGTTATGATGTATGTAATGCTGTTGATTATATCTCCGAAGATTTTGAGAAGTCTGCAGAGTATGCAACTGGGTACAGTCGTGCTACAATAGCAAGTGTACTTGAAGACCTTAAGCGATACAAACAGACTGCAAATTAAAGTTACTCACCTTGAAAGTGGACTTATAGTATGAGCACCAACATTATGAACATTCAACTTCGCCCTCATCAAGAACGCGGAGTTGCTGCTATGCTGCAGCACAACAAAGGTCAAGTGATTGTACCTACTGGCGGAGGAAAAACGCTCAAGATGATTTACGATGCTCTGCGTGAGTTTCAGTCTGAAACTCCTAAGACGATTGTAGTAGTTGCTCCTCGCATCTTGCTTGCTGAGCAACTCTCTGCTGAGTTTCTTGAGTTTATCACTAACGCCAAAGTTTTCCATGTTCATAGTGGAGAAACTCATCACGAATCTTCTACTCGCCCTCGTGAGATTCGTAACTGGGTTGATGCTAATGCCGACAATCACAAACTGATTGTAACCACCTACAACTCCCTGTCGCGTCTTCAAGTGGCAGAGATTGATGTGGACACGATTTACTTTGATGAAGCACATAATTCTGTTCAACGTCACTTTTTCCCTGCAACTGAGCACTTTGCTGCTAATGCAAAGCGTTGTTATTTCTTTACTGCAACCAGGAAAACATCACTCACTCCATCTAAACCTGGAATGAACGATGTTGATGTGTATGGTAACATCATCTGTCGTGTTTCTGCTCCTGAACTTGTTGATGGAGGTTACATTATTGCTCCCAAAATTGTAGCAAAGAAGTTTGATGTTCTTGCACCAAAGCAGGTAACTGCTGCCCTTCCTTCCCCTC